GGGACCGACAGACGACCCAGCCGATCCACCATTGATCAGCCACGCGGCCTTGTCGGTGAACATCAGCATGCCGGAGGTAGCTGACACGATGGATTTGATAGTCTGCAACACACCATCCACGATGGTCTCGGTAATGGCGTTGTCCGGCTCGGTGGGATTGGTGGTGTCGAAGTTGAAGTATAACCCAGGTTGCGACATCCAGAAGGTCTGTGGTTGGGCTGGACTGGCGGCCATAACAAGTCGCTGTTGGAAGAAACTCGAGACACTGGGGTTGGTCAACGTGGCAGCAGCCAGCGTCGCAGTCGCTGCCGCTGTCCCAGCGGAGAACACAATGGCCGGCACCGACAGATACCCAGCACCTGAGGTTATAACCTGCACAAACCCAACGCCCCAAGTGGTGTTGATGATTAAGCTTTTAGAAGCACCACCGCCAACAGAGTCTGTATAGGTTATTGTTGCTGGGCCGGCACCGGAGGAGTTGTAACCAGCGTATACAAGTTGGATGCCGTTAACATGCCCGCTGCTGACGGAAGTGATCTTAACTAATACCCCGAATGGAAATGAAAGGACCGAACCTATGTCGGAAGAGGACCAAGATGTTGAGCTGCTATTAATACTAGCGGTAGCGATCGTGAGGATTGCTTGCAACCCTGCGGCCACATTGGGTGAGCCGCCAGAGGTAGTAACGGTTGGAGTCGTACTGATTGGTGCGCCGCTAGCCGTAACAACAACCGACTGCACACCGCCGCCAACAAATGGGTCTTGGGCTATGGGTGGTGATGCCGAGAAGTCTTGGCCGATGTTGGAGTCGATGAAGGTGGTACCTTGGGTATTGCCTATATAGCCGTATTGGACTCCAGACGGAATAACGCCGAAGTAAGACACAGATGATTCGTAGACATTATAGGACTTAGCGCCTGGCACTGCGGTCCAAGAAATGGAGATTGACCCGGAAACTGTGCGGATGTCTTTGATGTTAAGCAATGACGCAGCCGCTGAGGGCCCGGACTCCTGCCCATTAGAATCAATTGCTGTAACAACGTATGAATAGCAGGTTGTGTTGCCTGAACCGCTGGTCAGTGTAGATGAAGCAGTGGCCACAGCATTGGTTGGTGCACTGATGGTCGAGCCGATTTGTACTGGGACCAAGGTCCAGTTGGTGGCTGTGACTAATGATAGGGTGTAAGGAACATAGTTCGGATGACACAGGACCATTTCATTGGTGGCCTGGGCGAACTTGAGCGTGGCCAGGTCGGCTGCGGCATAGGGGCTGACGATGGTATAGACTCGCTGGGCAATGCCTCCGGTGGTGTAGGCGGTGTAGGCCGACGAGTCGAGATTGTTGCCGTTGAGGTCGCCGAGGGTGACAGTGTTGGTGGTAGTGTTGAGGACTGAATAGTAGTTGCCATTGAGCTGGGTCATGCCTCCGACGCCGGAGATGTTAATCCAGTCACCAACGGCATATGGGTGTGCTGTGATGGTCAGTACGCAGGGGTTGGCCTGGGTAGCACCCGAGACAGTCTGCGCAGCTTCAACCACCGGCGCCCCAGCGAAGTAGAAGCGGATGTAGAAATTGCCAAACTCGAGGACGTAGCCGATGTTAAACGCGGCCTGAAACGGAATCAAGCGGACTGGAGTCGCTGATTGATAGGCCTGCAACACATACTGAGTGCCAGGTCTGGTGCTAGCCCCGCCCCGGTAGTCTACATAAAAGTTCTCCAACAGCGCCGCGCCGCTGCGGTACTTCTGGATGTCCACCCGAGCGAATAGCTGCGGGGACCACTCACCGGAGTTAAACGATGCTTGGACTACGACATCAGTCATGGTTCACCCATAGATCGGCCACATGCCGCCGAAGTCAAATCCAGTGTTTGGCCCGCTGTATGGCGTAGCGAAGTCAACCCCGCGGACTCTGATCCAGTCTGGAGTCACGTCGTTGACTGTGAAACCCTCGTTGCCATCGCCCACGCGAGCGACCATGATAACTTGATTGGCTTCCTGAATGCGAATGTTGGCAAGCTTCTTATCCCCGGTCAGGGCCATTGACACCTGGGCCGCCAGGAGCTTCACATAGGCTTCTTGGAACTGGTCATCCATCAGGTTCGGATCGAGGACATCTTGGATGTAAACCAGCGTGGCGTATTCTTGATTGGTCAGGACCACTCGCTGAGGTGCAGCAGCACCAAAGGTCAAGTTGAAGGTTGCCCCGGCGCCCACACCGGTGGTTGAGCCTTGTGCGACTGGGTTGGTTTGCTGTGCGAAGTATGATCCGCCGATGGTCTCGGTGGTGCCACTGGCGGAGGTGTTGGTACCAGCGACGGAGTTGACCACGGCCACGGTAGCCACAGCCGAGCCGGTGAGGGTTAGCACCTGTACCTGTGCTGGTGCACCAATTGGCGAGGCGTTGGCCGGGGTGCCTGCAAGTGTGATGATGTCGCCAATGGCATATCCAGTTCCGCCCCCAACCACAGCCGCAGCTGTGACCGGATAGAACGTATCGGTCATGATCTGATACTTAACCGGCGGACCTTGCCAGAAGCTGGCAGCGCCACCAGTCACAGCCGTAGTAATAGGTATACCCCCAGCAAACCCAGTCTGAGTCGCTGGAATCATCCAGCACGCCCGGATACAATCCACCGGATATTGATACTCATAATTCCATGGCGGGATCGGTTGCCCCGGCTGCCAGAGAGTTGTTGCCGCTATGGGATTCTCTGGTGTGCCGGGGGCCGAGGTGATGTAGACTAGGTTCAGGCCTTTCATGCCGCAGGCCCAGGGGGCCATTCGGAGCAAGGCCCGACGGGTTGGGACCATCAGCAGGTTGAGCTGGATGCTTTCGTTCGAGGACTGCGCGGCGAACTCGGCCGCCGTCATGGTGGTCCGGGTGCCGATAGCTTGAAGGGCGCGGTTGCCCAGGTCCACCAAGGCGGTCATTAGCGTTTACCTTGCGTTCCAGCGTTGCCATGATTGGTGCCGCTAGCACCAACATCAGTTTTGTTCTTTGGCCCAACCGGCGGGCTGTAGGGAAGCTCCTTGGCTTCCTTGACGCCGCCACAGGTGGACCGGGAGCCTTCTTTAATCTCAGGTCCGTACTCGGACAAAATCCCCCGGGCCATTAGATTCGCCTCCCGCCGTTGTTGGACCAGTCCACAATGGCCTGATCGGCCGGAGGTTCGGTGAGGGAGTCGGCGGGGATGGCACGCGGACTGGTCGGGGCCGTAGCGAGCTTGGCGTCCTTGGCAGCCTGAGCCTGCTGGTCAGCCAAGAGCTTGGCCGCCGCATCAGCCTTGGACTTAGCGAGGTCTTCAACCTCCTTCGCCGAGTCGGCCTGCATCTTGTCGATCTGGGCGTCGACAAGGGTTTTCATTCCAGCAAGCCTAGGGTGGCCGCTGAGTTTCTCGCTGAGGGTAATAGCCGTGAGTAGTGCTGCGTGGTCCATTGGTTGGTCCTCCTTAATGTCGGCCCTGCGAGCCGCGTGGGTGGGATTGCTTTGCCATGCCTTTGGGTGCTTCGTACCCGCGGCCTTCGTAGAGGGTGGTGGATTTGGTGCGGACTTGGTGTGCGCCCATGTCGGTAACATGGGCTAGACTGACGGCCCGAGACTTGGGCTCGACCTTTCGTCCGGTGTCAACAGATTTACCAGTTCCTTGTTTCATGTTATTCTCCAGTCTTAGGCAGAAGCCGACTGTGGTCCCAGCGATTGCCAGGGCGCTGGGTCATCTCTTGGCGAATTCGCTCGAAGGCGCCAGTGTCGGTATTGAGGTCCTCCAATAAGTGGCGAAGGCGATCATCGCATCGCTCAGCTTCACGTTTGACATGTTCAGGAGCTTCGTGGCCGCCTTCGCGATAGAAGTTAAGCATGTCGTGGATGTCGTGCATGTACATAGCGAATCGGCGGATTTTCTCGGGGACCTCAGACTCGGCCTCGGTAGTGGCGTTGATGGCTGTGGTTAGCAGGGTCCTGATCTGAGCTAGGTCTCTGGCGATGTTTTGTAGGTAGGCCGTATTAAGCGTGTCCGATTCGCTCACTTGCCGCGACCTTTCCCAGCTTTATTCATAGCGGCAGCCACGGCCTGTTTGTTAGCTGTAGCGGCACTGAACTTCTTCTTGGTGTGTTCAAAGGTCTTACCACCATGGAACTCTTTGATGTTTGAACTGATAGTGGCTTTGGATTTACCAGCTTTGAGGGGCATGAGAGTTCTCCTAGGTTCGAATGAAGATCAACGAGCGACGCGGTAGGATGGCTCTGGCGACATGATGGTTCCAGTTACCTGAGACAACCTCGACGTCAGGGCCAAGCGAGGCAACTACCACGCCGACGTGGTAGGCATAGCCCCTGCGGCCAATGAATACAGCAAGATCACCAGATTGGCCACTGGACCTTGGGCCATAGGCTAGGGCACTGGCGGCCATTCGGTTAGGTAAGGGCTTATGCCCAGTCGCTACCAACCATGCCGACACGGCATCGGCGCACCAAGCTCCGGGCAGCCGGGTGAACTTGCTGGAACCAACATACTGTACAGCCTCTGTGGCTAGGTTGGAGATGTACCAAGATTGTCCGGGCATTGGCTGGGGGCCAGCGCGGCCATCGGCCAAGGCTGGCATTGCGATTAGAGCAGCTACGATGAAGATAATAAGCTTCATGAAGTTGTTCCTTTATTGTTCAATTGTCGCAATGTTGGCGATGTTGGCCAAGTCCTCGTCAGTCACTTGCCGCGACCTTTCATAGCTTTGTGAATCATCTTGCCGCCTTTATCGGCCCTGTTGAACTCCTTAGCGACCTTGGCCGAGATGCCGACCCTCTTGGCAAATGCTGGATTGTGGGAGGCGGCCGCCATTGTGCGAGCCTGCTTGGGGGATTTACTGGGCATTTATATTCTCCTATGTTAGGCCCTGCGATCAGGCCGCGAGCGCGGCGATTTCGAGATTGTCGTTGGCGGGCTCGAGCCGCGAGATCGGCGAAATGACGATCAGGCCCTGGAAGCCGTTCCCACCTGCCTGCGATGAGCCGAAGGAGCCGCCGCCGCCGCCTCCGTATTGACCGCCGTTCCCACCGACCCCGTTGGCGGTGCGGCAACCGCCGCCGCCGCCCGAGCCGTGCGAAGCATCCCATTCCGTGCCCGTGCCCCCGGCGCTTCCGGATTGATTGCCCCCGGATCCGCCCGAGCCGGCGTCGGCCGAGCCGCCCGCGCAGGATGTGCTACCCACGCCCGGATTGCCTGCGCCGTTCGGTCCCGCCGCCCCTCCGCCTCCGGCCGACCCATACCCGGTCGTCGTCGGGGCGCCATTGCCGCCGGCATTTTTCGTGCCGCCTATGGCCCCTGTCGTCGTGCCGATTCCCGACGCGCTAGTCGTCGACGCCGGACCGCCGATCGATGCGACAGTGACCGCCGTCCCGGCAATCGAAGCGCAGTTCGTGGTAGCCGAACAGAACCAAGAATTTCCTCCGCTGGCCGCACTGCTCGTTCCACCCGGCCCCGCGGCTCCGACAGAGTAGCCAACCTGCGCAGTAGATGTGATCGTGAGAGATGTTTGTTTTGAGTACCCTCCGCCTGCCCCCGCGTACCAGCCGCCCCCGCCGGCCCCTCCGGAGGCGCCGCCGCCTCCGGCCAGCGTTTCGACGGTGAAGTTCGTGCAGCCGGTGTTGTTGGTCCAGGTTCCGGCGCCAGTCGTTGTCAGAAATATCTTTGATGTGTTGCATGTGCCACCCGGCACAACGTAACTCGCGTTCGGGTTAGCGAACGGATAGAACGCGTCGGCCTGTAGAGTGACCGCGGCGAGCGAGAACGCCAGCGTGATGAAGACAAAGAATCGCCGAAGCATCTCAGAACCCCTTAGCGATCGTGGCGTGATACTTCGAGGAGGCGCTGTCATAGGTCAGCACGACCTGGTCGCTGGCGTTGGCCGCGGTCGAGAGCGTCGGCGTCCCAGCGCCGCCCCAGTCGACCGACGCAGGCCAGGTCGCCGTGTAGGGGCCCCCGCTCGCTGGCTGGATGACGTCGAGCAGATAACTCAAGCCATCGCTTGGGTTCGACAGCGTCAAGGTCGTCAGATTGGCGTTGAGCACGACGCGGGCGTTGAATCCGCTCTGCCAATTGATGGTGGCGGCGTTGGCGCTCTCGGTGATCGTCTGCTTCGCCTGCGCGCCGAGCAGCGCGCTCGGAGCGTCCGGCTTCGTCGCCGACGTGCCGGCTTGAATGTCTGCGGCGTTCGCGTAGGCGACCGTCCCGAGCACGCCGCCGCTCGTATTCGAAACCAGGCCGGCGGCGCTAAGCGCCGTGTCGGTCAGAGCATTGAACAACCCGGCGTTGGGCGTCGTGCCGCCGATCGCCGGCGGCGTCGCGTAGTTTTGCGTCGCGAACGTGCCGAAAGAGACGTTGTTCGTCTTTAGACAGGTAAACGCTCCGCCCGATGCGGTGCAATCCCCGCTAACCGCCGCGGATGATACCACGCCGTTAGACGTGACGGTGGCGATGCCAGCAGTGGCGGAGCCTCCGTTTATAGCAAGACCGCCAGTATTGAAGGTCTGAAGCGCCGTCCATGTATTGGTCTGCCCCACACCCGGAAGCGTCGCGGGCACGCTGGGGAACGTCATGGCGTTGCCGCCAATGGTTAGTGGATTTGGCAGGTAGGTGGGTGAGCCAACAGTATTCTGCACAAATGCCGTGCTAGCACAGGCGTTACTGGAATCCCCGGCCGGACGTGTGGGGCACTGGACGTTCTGCGCCCAAGCCGAAGGGCCAAGGCAGCAGAGAACAAGTGCTAGTTGGAGCTTCTTAAACATGAGAGTCGGTCACTGTAAGAGGGTTACCAGTGGCTGAGGCCGCAAAGGCTTGCCATTGGCCCTGGCATTCACCAGCGAAGGTGCGGCTGCCACCGTTGGCGTAGATACGGTAGCAGCTTCCAAGGGCCGACGTGGTGGGAGTCAATGTGGAGTTGGTGATGCTAGTAGGGATTGAATTGTTAGCCTGCACCAAACTCGGCGCCACGAAGATGTCTACAGTGCCAGGGTTGTCAAAGGTGATCTGCGTGCGGAACTGATCCGCTGGGGCCACCACCTGAGGCGAGGTCGTGAGGTTGTTGAATGCATACACCTTACCGCCCGAGGTAGGGCCGATTGGGGATGCACTAAAGCCGGAGGTGGTGGCCATAGGTTAAACCCTTCGTGCAGGGGTGTGGGTTTGGTTGGCAAGCATGTCGGCCATGAGGCGCGACTGGGCGTCCATAGCCGCCACTAGCTGATCAAGGCCAGCGACCTTGACCTCGGAGGCGCGAGCCTCGACTTCGCCATGCCGATCGACAATCGACTGGCTGTAGTTTGGTTCCACACCATCGGGCTTGTAGGCCCAGTGGTCCTGGAACGTGGCCGAGATGGCCTCGGCATCCTCGTCCATGGGGATCATGTCGGGGGTGGGGTCGCCTAGGAACTCGATGTCACCAGCGAGGCCTTTGCCCGGGGTACAGACAATGATCTCACCTTCGGCGCCGATGTTGGTAGCACCACCGCCGACGTTGGCACCAGCAACGAGCCGATTGGTCCAGCAGCGTGGATCGTTGATGTCGAGGAAGCGGGGGACGATGTACTCCCGCTCCAGGTTCTCGCCAGTGGAGCGATCGGTTTCCTGGTAGCGCCACTTGACGGGTTTGACGGTGTTGAGGTAGTGGGAGGTTGCTAGTTTCCAGCGAGCCAAGGGTTATTCCTCCGTCCAGGTGATTTGTCCGTTGAGGGACGAGGTGGTTGAAGTTGCGCCGAAGTTGACACAGATTTGCTGAGTCGAGCCCTTGGCCAAGGTGGGAACCTGGGCGTTGTTCTCGATGTCGCGGGACCAGTCGAAGATGGTCATGGGAGTGGGGGAGCCGACAGTGGTAGCGACCACGCCGAGCATGGCGGAGTCGAGGTAGACCGGTGCCGAGTCAACGATGGTCGGCACGGCGGTATAGGAGACCAAGGCCGCCGTGGCCGCAGTGTTGAGGGCCTGTCCGGTATCGCGAGATGCGATCTGGGTGGTGATGCCGGGGTTGGCTGTGGTGGTACCGATGGTGCCGCCAGTGTCTAGGCTGGCTCGGCGAACCACTTCGATCGGTAGCGATACGGCGGTGCCAGAGCCACCGATCACAATACGATCGACACGGACGGTTTTGGTCGACGAGGCCGCGATGCACAGCACGTCAGTGGCTGAGGCCGGAGGCACCAGTCCAAAGAAGGCCGAGGAGTAAGTGGCCTTGGGAAGATAGCCGGTGGTCAGGCCGACCTGAGGCACCGAGTTAATCTGGGCGAAGGCTGGGGCAACGAGCCCCAGCAACAGCGCCGTTGAAACCAAGAGTTTCTTCATGGCGCGGGTTCCTTAGTTGGCGACAGTGATGCCGGATTGGTAGCCGGAGAGCTGGCCGGCGGCCCCGACGATCTGATCGTCGCGGTCGAGGACCAGGGCGCCTTCGATAAGGCCGGCGGTGTTGGCCGAACCGACGCCGGTGTAGCCGAGGCGCAGATAGCGAGGCAAAGCCTGCCCAGGTGCCGGGCGGGGCAGATCGATCTCAAGAAGCCGCATACCAGCGACAAGCTGAGCGAGGGCTACAACCGGGCCGTTGGCCATGGTAGTCCAGTCGGTGGCGTACGGAGCACCGGAGCCGTTGTCATGGGTGCCCTGGACGATGATTTGCAGCGAGGTGATGGTGTTGAAAGCGACGGTGACGTCGACCATGATCTTGAGTGCGGGATCATCGCCAATGCCAAGGTCGCGAGCGCCACCGCCAGCGCCGGTTGCATTGGTGCCGCTGACAGCAGGAAGTCCGCTGACGCCGAGGTCAATAACGTTAGCGGAGTATTCGGTGGTGCCGGCTGCCGCGGGCAGATCGGTGTAGGTGCCAGAGCCGGTTCGCGTGGAGCCGTTTGAGGTGCCCGTAAAGAGGAGCAAGCCATCCATAATCATAGTATTGTCCTTTCTGAGATGTTAAGTCAGGTCACACAACCTGAGCTTCGTTGTTCAGGATGGCGTCACAGGTACGAACGGGGATGCCACGGAAGGTGGTGACCACTTTACCGTCGAACTCTTCCATGCGGAGGAGCACATTGGTTTTATTCATAGCCTGGAGGTCAAGATACGTCCTGACCACACGATTGCAATAGATTGCAACCCGGCCCATGTTGGCACGGACCTGCGGGGTGTCGGACGACTGGATGGCCGTGGCGGAGGCCGGGGCAGTCGGCAGGCGGTACAGGGCACGGACCAGCAGGTTGATCAAGTTCGCGGCCGAGACGCCGGTCAGCTGGGTTACATCGATGTTGGCGATGCGAGCGACATAGCGCCAGTCGCGAAGGACAAGGCCGATTTCCCATTTGAAGTGGTCGCGGTAGGCTTGGTAGGTGTTGCCGCTTGAGTCGGTAACAGGCCACTCGCCCATGTCGCGATGTTGCAGGCCGGTGATCTTGCCCTTGGGGAAGGTGGCATGGCAAGTGTCGTCGCCCCAGGTGTTGATGTATATCGAGGTGTTGGTGTTGCTGGTGCCGCCGCCGTCCAGGACGTTATTAGCGGTCTGGGAGTTGGCGGTGTTTTTGGTCGAGTACCTTGGTGCGAATCCGGTGAAGCGTTCTGGGTTCAAGTGCTGGTTGCCGTAGATGATGGTTGCGGCGACCTGCTGAGACATGCCTTCGAGGAAGGCTTTGACTTCAGAGAGCCTGAACTCCGGGGTGTTGCCGTTGAGGTCCGCGATGTCTTTGTCGATGACCGCGTAGGTTTCGAGGTTACCACAGGTATCGGTGATCTGAGCAGTGGTGGATTTGGCGTTGGGGACACCGGTGTTGAGCAAGCGCCAGGTGGCCTGGGGCAAGCCGGTACGGACCGTGGTTTTGTGGCCGGTAGGGAGATTGCCTTCCATGACGAGCATATCGTCAAGGATTTCGTTGGTCTGGGAGAGGAGTTCAATGATGGAAGCGACACGGTAGCCATCATCCATACGTTTAGCCCAGTCCGCATAGGTCAGAGCGGTTGAGCCGATGTTAAGCGTAGCCATTAGGTTGTTCCTTTCACATTGAGTTCAGTTCGGCTCGTTATCCAGTCTGGGCGGATGCCGTTCATCCCACTGCGGGGCCTGGGTATTGAGGTAGGCTAGTTGTTGTTACGAACGAGGTTGGGGTACATTGATGCGGCGATACTGGGGCGCTGGGTCTGGCCAGTGGCAGATTGGCCAGCAGGGCTAGGGCCACCAGCGACGACATGAGTGCCTTCGGTGATTGACTTAGCAAGCTCCCAGAAGGTTTCGATGAAGGCGGGGTTTGATCCGGCCATGGTCATGTTCATGGCGTTGGCGAAGCGGGCCTTGATGCCAGGGCGGGTCTGCTCCAACCGGTCCATAGCCCGACCAACATCGACCTTGATCTTGTCGAGGTTCGGACCGATGTAGGGATCGGCTTTGGCTTCACCTTCCCACTTCTCACCCATGGCCTTGATGGTGGCGAGGCCAATGTCGGCTTTGCCCTTAGCAAGTCCGTTGTATAGATCAACAAGCTTGTCGGCCTGGGCTTGGGTCAAGCCGAGTTCCTTAAACACCGGAGTCGCTGCACTGACCATGTCCTTGTCAGGCTCAACGCCTTCGGCAGGGGCTTTGAAGGTGTAGGTGTCTGGAGTCTTGACTGGCTCGGGTGCTGACTCAGTTGATGCTGGCGGGGTCTCCGGCGTCGAAGAGGTCTGGCTCGGAATCGGGCTGTTCGGAGTGTTCACGTCCTTCAACGTCCCATCCGGGCTCCGGGCTTCCGGCGTGTTCGGTGCGGGTGTCTGTGAGGAGGTCTCTGGCATCGGCTTCTTTCATCATCTGTAGGTATTGATCGGGACAGTGGGCAATGATTTCGGCGAAGATTCGCAGCCCGACATTGCGTTCGCCTAGGGCAAAGTAGTCCTTGTGGGGATCGAAGGTTGGCGGTTGGTTAAAACAGTGGCAGTCGGCTAGGAGGGTGTAGAACCAAGTTCGGCCTTGCACATGGTTGAGTGTGGCTCGCAGGAACTCAACACGGTCTTTATCGGCTCGCCGAGCGGCCTTCTCGGCTTCACGGATTTGCTTGCGGTTGCTGGCGTCATACATTATTGCACCAAGAAGATTCCGGTTGCATCTATGTCAAAGACTATCCATTTGTCATCGGCCGCTTTAGCAACACCGCGGACAGCTTGCTCCACATCATCGGTATCGTCGCCATCAATGTCAAATAGATTGGTTACCGGGCAACGTTCGCCGTTTACTAGCACAGTTCCATAAACTTTGTTTGTCATTGACCTTGACCTCCGCCGCCGCCTTGCTGACCCATCATAGCCTGCAAGGCATTCTGGCCACCACCAACATCAGCCCCGGCCATGTTCTTGGCGCCGGCCGAGAGCTTCTGTGCGATGTCGGCTTGCTGGGCTTGAGCTTGTTGCTGGGCGCGTTGCCGGCGAATCTGTTGCAGTTCTTGCGGGCTGCGGATGATCTTGGGGGAGTTGTTCAGAAGGTAGCTGTATTGGTCCAGCGCCTCGTCAACATCAATGTTGTCCATAACACTGGGGTCAACACCCACCAGCCCACCAGCAAGTTGGAACAATCGCTCGATGCCAGCACTGGCTGTGGCCTTCTGGGCCTGGGCTAGCATAGACACGAACTCAATGTTCATCATCTGGCCCTGGATTTCGGCTGGGGCGGGAGGTAGGATTCCAGTGCGATTGGCAATTGCAAATACACGCTCGATGATGGGCTTGAGAACTTCGTTGTCGATCCGTTCCAGTACGGGGCCCAACATAACGAGGGACTCGCTCTTTCGTAGGTCCCACTCAACGGCGGTAACGTTGGAGCGAGTTTCATATTGGCTAGCGACTCGGAGGATGTCATTGAAGAACGTCTGCCCCATGCGGCCTTTGACCATTTCGAGGTCGGCGGTAATTTCTTGGATTGGGAATTTGGTTTCGTATACTGAAGCCAAACCCGGCTTGCCTGCGGAGGCGAAGCCTTGAACGTAGGTGATGCCGCCGGGGGTCAAGTTCGCTGGCTGGTTCTTTAATTGAACATCAGCCACCAGCGGAGGGTTGACCATCTTGTCGATGGCTTGGGCTTTGCGGCGGGTCTCGAGTTGCACCTGCTTCTGATCGGGCAAGGCGTCCATGGCCGGGCTGCGGCCGTAGGCGTCGTTGGAGACTAGGTCCCAGCGACCGGCGATAGCGACTTGTTCGTAGTAGCCGGACTTGCGAAGGAACTGGGGCGGGGCCGAGATGCCGCCTTGAGGTCCAGTCGATCCGCCCCATTCCCAGTAACATTCGCGGAAGGCAAAGGACTCGGGAAAGCCAAACCTGGCCGCGTTGCCGTCGTCGTTGGGTTCGATAGAATGGGCGATGATTAGTTCGCGGGTACGGCCCGCGCCGGTAGGGTCGTCGTAGAGGGCTTGGGTGGAGGGGGTGCAGTTCTTGTAGCCGAATTCGTTGACGCAGGCAGAGACTGTAAAGGTGAACTCACGATAGAAGATACGAGGGCGATACTTGCCGTCGATGTCGAGGTAGTATTCGCCGGCGCAGGGGTTGATGCAGTTGATTACGGATTTGAAGTCCTCATACAGCAAGACGATGGCGGTACCGAAGATCACAAGGTCGTGGTAGAAGACCGCCATGGAGTTGTAGAAGTTACTCTCCGAGAAGATGAGGTACATAAGTCTCTCGCACTCGGCGAGCCATAAACTCACCGGGCTGGTCTTGGTCGAGTCGAGTTTGCCAACCCGCAGGCGAAACCACGGCGAGGTCGGAGATGACTTGCCGGAGATAAGTCCAGCGCTCAGCCTTTGTGCATAGATGCAACCCGAAGAGTCCAGTATATGTTGATTGATCGGCAGGCCTCTGCTCATCTGGTTTGGTGTAATTAACCATTTGTATCTCCTAGGAAGGAAGTAATCGGCGCATTCACGCCAGTGAACCCACCAAGAATATCGGTTAACTCTAAGCGCAAGCAACTTTCCTTGCACATAACTATGCAAGGCTAAGTCTTGGCTGGATGGGGCCTTGTTAGCCATTTAGAATATCCTGATTGAGAACTGGAAATTCACCACCCTGGCGGATTGCTTCGGCGTCACGAACTAAACAAGCCTCTTCAAATGAATCATAGTAACCGATGTAGGAACTACCGACGCATACACGCCAGCGATTCACCTGTCTACGAACACCCCTAGAACCGTTGTTACCGATGCGGTTGAAGTTGTTCTCTGAATAGTTGGCTTCTCTGAGATTGATCCAACGATCATCGGCTCTGTTGTGGTTGATATGATCCATCAATTCTTTGGGCCATCTGCCGGTCATGTAGAGATGGGCAAGATGGCCAGCTTGGTATTCATGGCCAAACACCTTGATAGTATTGTAGCCCTGCTTAAAGCGCCCAGCACGATCGCCAGCCTTCATCCTACCACGCAGGATGTTCAGCCAAGTCCACTCGCCCGTTTCCGGATCGTAGTGCAAGCGCTCTTTGAGGTCCGCTTGTGTAATAGACATCAGGCTCTCACAGGTGAGGTTTCGGACTCGGGGATGGAGTTTAGTTTGGCGTCGGTGCCGGATTCGTCCTTAGCCAACAGCCGGCCCTCGCTATGCATTGCCGCCGCTGCCATCATGGTGTAGACGGACGGGGGAGGGGGCATAGGTTGGGCCTGCTGTCGAGGGCCACGGCGCGCTGGCACGGACATGGGCATGTTATTGACCTAGCAGAGATTTAGAGCCGAGTTGCATGGCCGAGGGGTTGGCTGCTGCGGCTAGGAAGCTGGGGCTGTTGTTGGATTGGCTGGAGGCTGGAGCGACTGGGGCCTGTACAGGCGGGGCCTCTGCGGGCATCTTGGGGGCCGCGGGCTTGGCACCAAAGATGCTGTTGGCTGCGCCACCGATGCCACCGAGGCCACCAAGCAAGGTGCCCATCATGGTGAGGGTGACGGGGTCTGCGAGGAACGTTCTAATCATGCGATTATCCTATCTGCGTCGTAAGGGTTCCATTCACTGACTACCAGTGGCTCCTGGGGGAAGTCACCTCCTGCGGAGGCTGAGGCTGCCAAGGGTCCGCCGAAGGTCAGGGCTAGGGCGTCGAGGTCGTCGAGGACAAGGCCGGGGTTGTCAGACATAAGGTCTTCTTTGGACACAAGCTGAATCTGGTCGTTGCGATTGAAGCCGTAGCGAATTGCGAGCATGGCGGTTTTGAGACCGGGGTCAGCTGGGAGTGCACCGCCGTTCTTGAGCCAGGCTCGGACTGCGCCGTACATGGCGGCGCGCTTGTTAGCGTACTTCTCGCCTTGAGTGTCGAAGGACACTCCGGAGATGTCATCCTTGCCGCCGAACTGGACGCCGACTACGAATAGGCGCTTCTCGCGGCATTGGTCTACGACACCACCTCCGACGCCGCCTTCGTCGATGAAGATTCCGTCTGGGCGGTATTCGTGGAAGATGTCGAAGACGCGGTTGGAGAGTTCAACGGTGGACAATCCGTTATAGGACCGCCGCTCAATAGAACGAGCATCTCGACCCTTTCGCGGGAAGATGACAGAATTGTTCGCTCCGAAGCGAGCCACGTCCACTCCGATGGCAAGCGGGGTTTCCCTGCCGACATATGGTACCTCCCTATTCATGGCCTCATCAATCTCAAGTGCTGAGAAGAACTCCAGCAGACCCTTAAGCGGGAACTGCCCAAGCCACCGCACCCGAATGATGTCGTTGTCTTCGCCACCGTAGGCTTTGATCTTTCCTTCGATGTAGCGCTTGTCGGTGATCTTGACGGTGCGGGAATCGATCTGGCGATGGGACCATTCGTCAGCGAATCGGCCGCCATCGAAGCACTCGCGGAACATTCCAGTGTTGAGGGTCGGGTTGCCGAAGGCAAGGAAGATTCGCTGGGTATCGATGTCCGACATAGCACCGCCTGCGGTCTCCCAGATTTTGTCGTCGATCTCGGAGGCTTCGTCGAAGATGATCAGGCAGCGTTTGCCCTGGTTGTGGAGGCCTTGCCAGGCAGCCGGGTTGGTCTTGGACCAGGGGACCATGTCGATGCGCCACGTGAGGGCGCGTTCGGGGTCCTTGGAGAATAATGCCGTCGCAGTGAGGGTAAAGCGATCTTGGGTGAAAAAACACAAATTGTGCCATTTCCCAATTTCCGCCCAGGTCTTTGTCTTTAACTGAGTTTCAGTATTAGCAGTTACGACGCCACGAGTGTCTGGGTAGGTTGTAAAGGCCCAAAGTATGATCCAGGCCACTGTGGCGGAATTGTGTGTGACTATATAGTTATTGGCCTGATACAATCCATCTGGAACTGATACAGTTACACACATGCCGTCTTGTAATCCCAGTGGCTCAATGGAATCAATCCACCGCTTTCTATAACGTTGATCGCTGGGTTTCCATGCTATTCTTCTATGTTCGATTGAGAATGGATTCTCGTCGGCATTTATCGTTATTCTATAGGCGTCTTTGCCTTCAACGAGCTCCCCGTCTGAATCACGATAATACGGCCATTTAATTTCGTCTTGTAATGAGGCCTTATAACCAAGACTCCGGGCAAGTTCAATAACATCAACAGCTAACTGCTGTGACGTGGTGCAATAACCTATTGAGCCGGAACTATGTGCTTCGCCATCGCCATCGCAAAGGCCCTGAAATAAAAGCAATCTGTCTTCGATCGAAGAATAGAGGAAGTCTTCTGGTATATAGCGCTCGTGTGAATTTAATCTAAACACCTCGCGATCACGACACATGTTATGTATCTTGATCACTCTCGAGTCCCAATCTGTTTCGGACCAGTCGATGCCAAGTTGTGTGAGCTTGTCTCTACCACCAATATAGACCTGAGTTATTTGGTTTTTATTAACTGTGCCATCACTTAGCCATAGTCCCATGACGTACGGATGTACATCAAGCTCACGACGCCGGAATTGGGCCGCACCTTGAATGGGAATTTCCCATTGACGGGCCCTAAAGTCGCCGTTTGATCTTGTTACACCAAGCTTGATTAAGTCCAACGTTGATAGTGTCCGCCAGCCTTCGCGGCCGAGACGCCGTTCCTGTCGCCCGCGGACGTTCCACAAATGGCCCCCGCTGACATCTGTGTAAGAGCCGTCATCGAACGAAACTCTGTACCAAGGAATTTGGTTGAAGTGTTTAGTGGCCATGATGGACACCGGGGCTCCATCGACACCAAATAACTGATCTCCAATTTCTAGTTCACCCCAGATTCTTGGCCCCAGCGGTGTTGGGACCACTTCGTCTAATAGCTGCGCTTTACCGATACCATGACCACTAGCAACTGCCTCCTGGATCGCTTTGTCGATGGTTAACCCAGCCTTGATCCTGTTCATTAAGTCTCTGGACCATTCATCCGGTCCATCGAACTTTTCCAACACAGTCCCCTCAGCGCCCCATGGGTAAGCACCCATAGTAAAGGCCAGCGGGTCATCTCTAACCTCAGCCAACCAAGCGAGAAGGGCATCGTCTTCACTCATCGACTAAGACCCAGATGCCTTTGCCGTAGTTGAAGTATCGCCGAGCCATTAGATAAGTTCCTTTGCGAGCCAAGCTAGGAGTTCGTCGTTCATTAGAAGTAGGATACTGTGATGTCGTTGGCGGCAGTGGCAGTGACGATGGTCAGGCCGGTGGTGAAGTTGACGTCGTAGGTAAAGCAAGGGTTGGTGGAGGCGAAGGCGGTGATGGTACCGATCTTGGTACCTGAGGCGGCGGTGTTGTCGTAGATGGTGATGGTGCCGGTTGCGGCGGGGGTGTTGATGCAGATGGTGTGGAGAAGGCCGCCGCCGGATTTGACCACTGTGGTGGTGGGGGCGGCAAGGGTGATGTTCTTGTAGTTGTAGGCGCTGATTACTAGTTGTGGGCTGCCGAAGGTTTGGGCTAGGGCCCAGGCTGGCAGCAAGAAGAAACTCCCCAGAGCCAGCATGCAGGCTAAGCCCGAGGAAACCCACGAGGCTCTGGGGAGGCCTCGCTGCGTGAGGTGTGCCGACGGGAGGGTCAGCCTTGCAGCGAAGTGGGTCATTGGTCTATCTCGATTGTTTTGCGGCTGCGATGGATGGCCTGTTCAAGGCGAGCAGCGAAGCCGACGTTGACGTTGAGGGCGGTAGTGTGTTTGCCATAGCCGAAGCGATCCATGCGATCGGCGGTGATGCGGGCCAAGTCTCGGAGGGGAATCTTCTCGCCGAACTCCTCGGCCTCGGCAAGCTGATCGCCAATCTGGGCTTCGGCTCGGATCATGTTGGTCACGGCCATCTCGGCCATGTGGTCGACATGGTCTTTCCAGATTTCGTGGACTTCGGCGCGGTAGTCGGCGACAAGGTTCATGAATGCCGGGTCTTGGCGGAGTTGGCTGATGCGGCCGATGGACATGCCAGCTTCGGCAGCGATCTCGAGGTTGTTCTTGCCGATGGCCACGAGCCGGGCGATGCGGTGATGGGAGTCCTTGAGGGTCTTGACGCTGGTGCGGGCAACAGGCTGGCGCAGCGTCTCGAGGTCAGCACGGGTTAGGCCCCTAACCTCAAGGACCTTGACGGTGCGGTGGTCGCGGTCTGCGACCTTGATGCTGGCGTAGGGCACGGCGGTTAAATCCTACGAGTGATTCGGGGCGCGGCCCCCTCTGTCCCTTTTGGGACTTGGAAGGTGGGGCGGGAGAGTTCGTGCTTAGGATGTATATTGTGCGTGGGCTGGTGCATATCAATCAGGGCCGGAAGCAGAAGCCCGGCCCTGTCCAAGGCGCAAGGAATGATCTGCACGTCGTCAAATTGGACTCTGTGGATGGGGAACCACTCGGGCAGCCTCGGTCCGCTACACGCAGCGCGGTGCGCTGCTATTGTAGCAAGAAGGCACTTGGACTTACCAATGAACACGACTTTGCTATACCTAAGGAGTAGATACACTCCGGGTTTCAAAATACCACCAATGCTGATCGGCTGCTCGCATGGCGAGTTAACCGGCTTCTTGGCAGCCATCTGTTCGGTCCATTCAGACAAAGTCTCAACCTCAACTTCCCCAGCACCGAGAACGTCGTGTGCAGGCTTGTATAACGGACCTCGGCGAAACGTCACAGGCACTACACAATTCTCCATTATCTGCATAGATAACAACACAAATCATAGTGAAAGTCAAGCAACCCCTCAACGAGGATCACTGCCAAAACCCAAAACGCAAAAATGGAATTTTTTGCGGGGGGCACCTCTTGGGGCGGCGCGAAGACAAAATTTTGGCCCCGGGGTGGGCCGGGGCCAGGTGCAGGTCAGAAGCGGAGGTTAGGCAAGGCTAGGGCGGGTTAGCGCCCTAGCACAGGCTGGCGAGTGCTACTTGGGGGGCTTGACCGCGAGCACGGCCTGATGCGTGGCGATGAACGCGCTGATCTCGGGAACGAAGTCAATCAGGCGCTCCCACTGGCTGCGATAGAGAGTGACGGGCCATTGCCCCATGCCGTACAGGCTGAGTGCGCCTTTTTCGCTGACTTTCAGAGTGAGGCGAGACTGTGAAGCTTTGGACATTGCCTCGATGATGGCAATGAGTTCGTCGTTGGACTTGGTGGCGAGATCGATAGCGGTCATGGCGTGGTCTCCGAAGAGGGGCGGAATTGCCCATTGAACAAATCCAGGATCGCTCCGCAATGTGGCGCAAATGTGGCGCGATTGTGATTTGATTGT